AAATACCGATGACTATCCGATAGTCCCGCTACCAAATATATGGACTGGTACACCATACCCCAAGTCAGATGTTTCACGAGCAAGGCCTATGCAACGCCTACTAAACAAGCTTTGGTCTCTAGCCCTTTCACATGCACAGGCTTCGGCCGGTTTAAAATTATTAGTACCTCTGGGTAGTGTGGATGACATAGATCAACTAGAGAAAGACTGGGCCAATCCCAATGCGGTTATCGAAGTCGATTCATCCCAAGGCGAACCGCACTACCCAGCCCCCCAACCATTAGCTGGTGAGTTTTATAGGCTGATACAGCAGTCAGAGTTTTATATAGATTTTATTTTTGGTCTTCCAGAAATGATGCATGGATTTGCTGAGAAAGCCCCTGAGACTATGAGGGCTACTGAAAGAATGATTGCACTTGGTAGCGAAAGGCCAAAGTCAAAACTAAGAGATATAGAGTTTAGTATCAATAAACTTGGTAAAGTTTTGTACAACCTATCTAAAGGGCACTATACTTACAAAAAGATTTTTAGGCTAACACAGCCAAATAATAACATTACAGAAGTAATGGCTAATTTTTATACTGATGTTTCTGGTGCAATACTGGACTTAAAAAAAGAAAGGCACATGTTAGACCAGCATGATGTAAGAATAGAATCTGGTTCTACTATGCCATCTAGTAAGTATGCGGAGCTTGCAGTATATTTAGAGGCATACCAAATGGGTATTGTTGATAAATATGAAGTATTAAAAAAGAATCCTGAACTGTTTGATAAGGAAGGAATTATGAGAAGAACAGAAGAAAAGCAGTTATTGCAACAGCAGATTCAGGCTATGAGCGAACAAATAAAGAATTTGCAAGGTGACTTGCAGACAGCCCAAAGAGAGTCTGTCAGCGATAGAAAGAGAGTTGAGGTTGAAAAGTTTAAAACTAGACTTTCAGAAATCAATTCTCAATCTAAAGCAGACAGAAGGGTGCAACGTGGAAAACTAGAAAACGAGGTGAAGCTAGAGGTGGAGAAATTGGCAGGCAATCTAAAAGATGTGCAGAGAAAAGTCAGTTCAGCTCCTGAAGCCTAGACATCTAAGGAGAAACTATGTCAACACTAGAACAACAGGAAGTGAATGTCCCCAACGAACAGCCTAGTGCTAATAGTGCTTTTGAAGAGGATATCATTAGTCAGCAAGCAGGCCCACAGCTTGTAGCTGAAACTCAAGAACCCGCACAGGAAGAAGTTCCTGCTGTAGATTATGAAGCTGAGGCTAAAAAGTTTCAGTCTATGTATGATCGGTCACAAGCTGAGAATGCTAAACTGCAACAAGGTGCTCAGATATTACAGCTATTGGAACAGAGACCTGATTTAGTTCAGGTTCTTGAAGATGGTATAGCCGGAAACAGAACACAACAGCAACCAGAGCCAACAGTAGTTAAGGATGATTTCAATCCTTGGGATGCGTTTACAGATAAAAACTCTGAATCAGGTAAGTATGTTAACAATCAAATTGACAACATGATACAACAGAGATTGAACTCTGCGTTATCCCAACAACAGCAACAGATGCAGGCTGAAATGCAAATGCAGAATACTGTGAATGAGCTTAGAGGAACATATAAAATGTCAGATGATGCCATTAATGATTTTTTACAGTTCACAACACAGCCAAAAGAAAAAGTAGGTTTAAATAACCTAGTAAAGCTTTGGCAAATGCAGAGTGGTCAATCCGTTGCTAATAATGATACAATGGAAGCGGTAACTGCGGCAAAGCAGGCTCCTCGCACAGCAGGAGTTCTCCAAGGAGAGCCACCAGTTTCAAAAAAGAATGATGCGGACACAATGTTTGATTCGATCATGTCAACTGGAAGTTCTGGAAGATTACCGTGATTAATAATAACCACATAACACAAAGGTAATAAAATGGCAATATCATTCAATTCTGGAGTATTAAAATCCAGTGATATAAGTGCTACTACCTCTGATGCTGGTGTAGGTCAAAGACCGGATAGAAGACGAATATTTAACTTCGGTGACAGGGTTGCCGAATTGGTTCCAGAGGAATCTCCGTTTTTCGTCTATCTAAATCAGGTTGCTAAGTCACCTACCGATGACCCCGTGTTCCGTTATTTAGAAAACCGTAACCGAATTAGCTTTACAGATCGTTCTTTACTTTTAAAAGGTAATGTGAATGGTGGTTCTGCTGTTTCCGCAGGTTCTTCGTATTCATTTACTGTTGATACTGCTGGTGGAGCCGCTGTAGAATACCTTGTCAAAGGTATGGTCTTAGCTGTTGGTACGGTTGACTCAACATCGGGCTATGGTCAAGCATTAGTTAGAGTAGAGTCAGGAGTGAGTCATGCCAGTGCCGATTCGACATTTACTGGTAAAGTAATTGATACCTCCGCTGTTAGCGGAAGTAATGTTTTGGCTGACAATGACGTAGCTCAAATCATAGGTACTTCCTATGAAGAAGGTTCTGGTTCACCCGATGTATTCTCTTCTGAAATAGAAGATGACTTTGGGTACACTCAGATTTTTAAAACAGCGGCAGAAATGACCAACACTGCTTACGCAACTCGCTATCGTGGGTATGCTGAGGAGTGGAATCGTATTTGGGCAACCAAACTACGTGAGCACAAGATTGACATTGAAAGGGCTATGCTCTTCGGTCAAAGAGCTCGTGTAGGCGGTATCCAGTACACAGAAGGTCTAGTAGGTCACATTGTTAAAAATGTATCACCAGTAACAGACGATTCTGCATTTTCTTATTCTTCAGGAAATGCGTACCATCGTAGCGTTGCACAAGCTGAATTAACTTACGATAGATTGCTCAGCGATCTTGAAGTTATTTTTGATCCAGCTAGAGGTGGAATGGCAGAGAAGTTAGTTCTTTGTAGTTTACCTGTGATTACATTCTTTAACAAGTTAGGTGATGGTGCATTCCTTGATGCCTCTATTGGTTCAACGGCTAACATGCCTTTTAGATTAAACTTTGACTCAAGAGAAGGTGCTTTTGGGCATTCTGTTATGGTGATTGACACCATTCACGGAAAGCTAAACCTTGTCAAAGAGCCACTGTTTAGAGGTATCGCATCCGGCTTTATGCTCATGGCTGACATGACACAACTTGCTTATCGCCCATTAATTGGTAACGGTATCAATCGTGACACTCAGGTTATGACTAACGTACAAGCGGCTGATGAAGACTTAAGAAAAGATATGATCTTGACCGAGGCTGGTCTAGAGATTACTCTTCCTGAGTCACATGCACTTTTCAACTTAGAAGGAGTGTAAGATGAGAGCTGATTATCTAAATAATAATAGCGGTAAAGCTGATCTTAAACTAAAAGTAGAGACTATAAATGCGGCTAAAACCTTAACTGCTTTAGATTCGGGTAAGGTTTTTATGATTCAGCAAGACTCTGCTTATGAGATTACCCTACCACTAGCGGCAACTGCTGGTGCAGGATGGCATGCTAAGTTCATCTTGTCTGAGGTTGCTTCTAATGCAGTTACTATTGCTAACAACACATCTGAAGACACTATTGTCGGTATGACTGTTGGTGCTGATGGTGGTGCTGGTAGCAGTGCTGAGTCTGCTGTTGATGAAATTGTATTTATCAGCGGTGCACAGTTAGGAGATCAGGTTGAGTTGCTTTGCGATGGTGCAGTTTACTATGCGAAGGCAACAGCTCACGATGTCGCTCACATAACAATATCATAATCCGAATACATAAGGATAACAGTCTTAGGTACTGTGGGGGCCGTCAATAAAAGGCGGCCCTTAAAACCTAAAAGGATTAATATGAAAAATTGTATACATTGTAACAAAGAAAATAAAGAGGGTTGGTTTTATTGCAAGTCTTGCGGTAAAAGGGCTTCTGAGACTAAATTTACTACCAATATGTGGATGACATCTGAGATAGGTAAAAGAACAGATGTTGAGTTTTCTACTCAAACTATGGATGACAATGTAAAAAGCATGAGAAAGAATTTAGGTTATGCCAGCTAAAAAGAAAAAAGACCCCAAACTTGCTAGGGCAGGAGTAAGATCATACAATAAGCCAAAACGAACTCCAAACCATCCAAAAAAATCACATGTGGTTGTGGCAAAAGTAGGAGATAAAACAAAGCTTATTCGCTTCGGTCAGCAGGGAGTTAGGGGTGCTGGTAAAAATCCAAAAAGTAAAAAAGATAAAGCAAGACGTAAATCGTATTATGCAAGGCATAATGCACAAGACCCTAATCCTAGTAAGTTATCAGCTAGGTACTGGAGTCATAAAGTTAAATGGTAAAAGGAGTATAGTATGCCAATGGGAAAAGGAACCTACGGTTCTAAAAGAGGAAGACCAAAAACAAAAACCAAAACAAAAGCTAAGTCAATGAAAGCACCAAAAAGTGTAAAAGGTGTTTCTATGGCTGGGCTTACTATGAGGCAGGCAAATGCTATGAAAAGGCATTCAAAGCATCATACGGCAAAACATTTGAAGATGATGGCCAATGCAATGAAAAAGGGTAAGAGTTTTGGGGCTTCTCATAAAATGGCCCAGAAAAAAGTCGGAAAGTAGTGGCAAGGACTGTTAGTTGGATGTGGGGTGGTAAAAAACATTACGGAACATTGATACGTGAAACCAAAACCCATAAGTTTGCCAGAACTAAAAATGGAAAGATTAAAAAAATAAAAAAATAATGCCTAGAAAGAAAAAAGACCCTAAAGTTGGTACAGGAAAAAAACCAAAGGGTAGTGGGAGAAGACTGTATACGGATGAAAATCCAAAAGATACAGTAAGAATTAAATACGCAACGCCAGCCGATGCTAGAGCAACGGTGGCTAAAGTAAAAAGAATTAGAAAACCTTTTGCTCGAAAGATACAGATTCTAACAGTTGGAGAGCAAAGGTCAAAGGTAGCGGGGAAAAGAACACAACAGCAAATATTTAAAAAGGGAAAAGAGGCGATAAGAAGGGCCAACAACAGAAAGAAAAAATAACATGGCTAGAAAGTTTAAGAAGGTACCAAAGACGAAAAGGGGAGTCCCAAAAAAATATGTTAGAGGTTCTAAGAATAAAAAGAAAACTCAAGATGAGATATTAAGAACTAGAAAAATGTACAGAGAAGGTGCATTGACACCTGCAATGATGGACATGATATCAAAGCAAAGGAGTAAAAGTGGCAAGAAAACCAGCAAAAAGAAAAGCAAAGCCAAAAAGAAAAGCAGGCGGAAGTAAAGCCGCAGTACTTGCTAAGTATTCTAAGAGTTCTGGTATATCCAAAGGCACTCTTTCTAAAGTATATTCTAGGGGTTTAGGTGCATATTATTCTAGCGGTTCTAGGCCCGGAGTTAGTGCTCATCAGTGGGCGGCAGGTCGTGTAAGAAGCTTTGCCACTGGAAAGGGTGGTGCTAGGAAGGCAGATGCAGATTTAATACGTGGTGGTAAAAAGAAAACTACTAGGAAGAAAACAACAACGAGAAGAAAAAAGAAGTAACAAATGGCAGATTTTGAAGCACAGGTAGAGTCTATAACTAGCATAGCAATAGAAAGCAGTGGGAGCGTTCCTACTCAAGCACAGCTTACACAATATTTGACAGACGGTGCTAAAGAAATACTTAATTACCTACCCAGATCAAAGCAATCTTTATTTACTACTTCAAATGATTTGAACGGCAGTAGTTCAAGCTTTACCGTTCTTGGCTCAGAAATATTTAGTGTAACAAGGGACGATGGCACTATTAATCAGCCTTGCAGAGCTGTTAGTCCAGCCCTCCAAGGAAGGATTAGAGATGCGGACGATATGATGGCCGCTACTGTTACAGACCCCGCTTACTATGTTACAAATAATATTTTAGTTGTTGTTCCTACACCTACTAACGCTCAAAACGCTCATGTACAAACATTGAATTATCCTTCGGTTGCATTTAGTGATAGTACTATCGCAAAATTCCCAGATGATGCTGAGTATTTAGTTGTAATATATGCCTGTATAAAAGCGATAGAATCGGCCTTTACGAGCGAGGAAGATGTTGAGTTGTATACTCCTATACTTGCTCAGTTAAGGAGCGACTATGAAAAAGGATTACAGGGTTTACTATAATGGCAATACATTCTTTAACAGTAAAACAGATTATCAGTAGGGTAAGACAGGTTTTCCCCAATGCACCAGAAACATACATTATATCCCTAATAAACGATGCTTTAAATGACCTTGGTCAATATTCACAGAAAGCCATGTCTGCAAAAGTAGATATAACTGCCAATCAAATGTTTTATGATATATCAGATAGTGCTACAGACTCCTCTAGCAACGCTATGGGTATTAATAAAATATACAGAGTTGATGTTATGGATAATGATGGCGATTATATACAAATACCTAGAGTTGTAGATGGTGAGCCACTTATGTTTGATATAACTTCAGAGTCTGCAATAAAGGAACCTTCATAATGGCAAGTAATATAAAATTTCCCGAAGATAAAGTATTATACTTTGTAAGGGGTGATCAATTAGGATTAATAACAAGTTTTTCATCAACAAATGAATCAAGAACAGATCGTAAAGCATTTCAAGCTTTTGACCACACGGTGTCCAATGGTATGCTACTGCATTATTATGGAAACCCTAATAAGGTTACAGCTATCACAAACACTCCAGATGTTGATAATTTATTTCATTCTGCGATTGTGGATTATGTAAAGAAGTGCTTGTATATGGATAGGGCCGGTTCTGTTTCAGATGCTGGCCAATCTCAAGTAGCGATGAATCTTATGTTACAGCATGAAAGAAAATATGATATGGCAATTAAAAAATATGGTACGAAGAAACGTAGTAAGACTGGTGGTACTAGGGCCGTTGTTCCTGCTAGTTTTATGTAATGTAATATATTGATTGTTTGCCCCTTAGTGGTTTAAGTTACCACGATAGATTTTATAACTATATAAATGCTTTAAGCGGTGGTGGAGGAATATAGGATAAATCATGGCAAATCCAAATAAATTCACCTCCAAAGAAGTTCTCAATAAAGTATTACTAGATTCCTCTGGTAATGCAGTTACAGCAAACTCAGTTACAACACAAGAAGCACTGAACAGTGTTTTAGATACTACAAACAATAGATTAAATATGTCTTTAGCTGGAGGTACAATCTCTGGCGATGTTACTATAGATGGAGATTTAACTGTTAATGGTAATGGTTCTGGTAATTACGATGAAATTGTAAATGGTAACTTTGAAGTATCTGGTGAAATAAGGCTAAATGACAAAGATGGTGATGGCACATTTGGTGGTCGCATACGATACGATAACTCAGAAAACGAACTAAGAATTGAAGTAAATGAAGTATCTGGTGATGATATAGCAATTAAAGCTCACGATGCAATCTTTTTTCAGGATTCTGGCGGCACAAAAATGACTCTTGATAATGGTAATTTAAAAATTGTACAAGAATCAAACTTTACTGCGGCAGGTAATGATACGGATAATATATACTTAAACAGTCTCGGAGCCTCTGCTGGTGATGGTGCCTATGGAGCATCAATAGGATTTTCAAGAGCTTCTGGTGGTGACAATAAAAAAGCCGCTATTGTTGCATTTCAAGATGGAGGTGATGCAGACCCAACTGGTTTAACGTTTTGGACATCTAGTGGCACTGGTACAAGTGCTGATGCTTCTGAAGTTATGAGAATTACATCAGATGGTAAAGTTGGCATAGGTGAGACAGCACCAGTTGCAGAATTGCACATAAAACAAGGAAGTGCTGGAGATGTAGACACGCACGCTAATGTAGCATTGATTTTAGAGGGAAGTGGAGACACACTATTGCAATTTCAAACACCCAATAGTGCTACAGATGTGGGAATTATATTTGGTGATCCAAATGATAGAGATGTTGGAGCAATTAAATATGATCATACTAATGATTCTTTTAAGTTTCATACTGATGATGTCGAAAAATTAAGACTTAGATCAGATGGGGAGTTAGTTGTAGGTGGTGATAGTGGGATTGCAATACCAGAACTTACTTTAAAATCTAATACAACTGGCAATGGTATGTTAAGTTTAGTTTCTTTTAAAGATTCTAGCAACGCAGAGAAAGCATATTTAGGATATGGCTCTACTAGCACTGGTCATTTTAATATTTTAAACTTATTAGGCGACCTTAATTTTTACGCTGGTTCAACTAATATAAGATTTACACTTGACGATAACTCAAGAATCTCACTAAGCAATAATGATGCAAGTGGAGCAGTAGGCACAACTTTATTTGGTAAATCTGCTGGTTTAAATATAGCCACTGGTGCATTAGACAATACATTTATTGGTCATGAAGTAGCCGCCGCTGGAACTATGACAAGTGCCGCAGATTCAAATACAGGTGTAGGGTTTAAGGCTCTATCTCCCCTTACTAGTGGAACTGCCAACACGATGATAGGCTATAGGAGCGGATTTAATATAAATACTGGCAGTCAAAACACCGCTTTAGGCAATGATACATTAAAAAATTGCAATGATGGTACGCATAACGTAGCTGTAGGAAATGCGGCTAACTTTGCAAATGCTGGAGATTTTAATGTAGCAGTTGGTTCTAAAGCTTTAGTAAGTAATGTAGGAAGTAGAAATGTTGCTGTGGGATACGAAGCATTAAACGCTACAGACAATTCTGGAGATGGTTATAATGTTGGAATAGGCTACAAAGCTTTAACAGCGGCAAACGGTACTGGTATTGAAAATGTGGCAATAGGCGGTAATGCAGGTCTTGCTATGACCACTGGGCACGAGAATGTACTTATTGGTTCTGGAGCCGGTGCAAGCACAACAAATTCAGATGAAAGTATCTTAATTGGTTATCATGCTGGTCAAGGTGCTAATATTACTGTAGATGGTATAATTGGTATTGGTTATCAAGCTTTGCAAGTTCTTACCTCTGGCTCTGGTTCAACTGCTGTAGGGTATCAAGCACTAAAAGCATTAACTGAAGGTGTTAATAACGTAGCAATAGGCTATGGTGCATTAGATGAAATAACAACAGGTTGTTGCAACATCGCTATAGGAACAAATGCACTTGGCAACTGTGATGGTACTGAGAGTGAAAATATTGCCATTGGTAATAATGCTGGTGCAAATTTAGATGATGGCGATAATAATACAATAGTTGGTGCTAATGCAAATGCTTCATCTGGTACTGCTAATGGTCAAATAGTAATAGGTAAAGATGTGACAGGAACTGCTGGTAATAACACTGCTACTTTAGGAATATCTACTAGCATAGTATCCATTGACTTAAATGGAAGTGATACAAGTTGGGCGGCATCATCAGATGAGAGATTAAAAGAAAACATCCAGACTTCTACTGCTGGACTGTCATTTATAAACGAACTTAGACCAGTAACCTTTAACTGGAAGAAAGCAAAAGATGTCGATAAAAGTATGAGTCAGTATCAAGACTCAGAAGAACCAGCTTTAGGTGGAGAAGGAAGCTATGGTAAAATAATGCATGGTTTTGTTGCTCAAGAGGTAAAATCTGCTATTGATAAACATAGTGAAGTCAAAGAAGGTTTTTCAATGTGGCAAGAATGGGAAGATGGAACACAAGCTGTATCTGATGGAGCTTTAGTCCCTATGCTCGTTAAAGCCATACAGGAGTTGTCTGCAAGGGTAGAAGAATTAGAAAGTAAATAACAACTAACATAAGGAGTCAATAATGGCTAAAGAAAAAAAAGAAAAGCCAGTTATTAATCTTGATGGTAAAGAGTATATTGTCGAGGAATTAACTGAAAAACAACAAATGATGTATCACCATATAAAAGATATACAAAACAAACAAGCATCCAATGGTTTTGTTGCAGATCAGCTTAGAGTGGGTCACGATGCTTTTGTGAAAATGTTGAAAGAATCATTAGAGACAGAAGAAGAGGTAAAGGAAGACTAATGCTTATAAGGAAAAGTTCTCAGGGTCATTACTTAAGATTGTACAGAAATTCTACTCCCGGTGCTGTTAGAAAAAAGACATATCCAGATGGTACGGTAGAGACCCTGACTTATCCTTCTAGGTATAAATACTTCTTAGTAAAAGACGGAGAGGTTATACAAAGAAGTGATAGTTGGGCAACGATTGAGCAAGCCTATGTTGACCAGTGCGATGACGAGCACGGTGGAGGTCACGGTAGATTGATAGTTGGAAAGCATCATTTAATTAATGCAGTGGCTACTTCGCAATCAGATTACCCAACAGACTCTAATACAAAAGCAGAGATAAAAGATTTTTATGACAAAAGAGGTATAAGTTACTCTAGCTCTGAAACTAAATCAGAGTTGCTATCAAGAATAGTTCCTATGATGGCAGGAGACAATGAAGTATCTAAACATTTAAAGGTATAGTATGAGTTTATACAAATACACTCAGAAAGAAGCTAGTAATTTGCTGATCGGTCAAAACGGATTTGATGTTATTGGAGAGCACGACACAACTGTTGTCAATCCAGACACGGGTTCTTGGGTAGCGATACAGGCCTTGGGTAAGGATTCTAGTGGAACTACAGAGTTTTTAAAATTAAAAGTAACGTGTAATATTGGAGACGATATTAGTTCGTTTTTTAATCTTATACCGGGAGAGATACTGTATGGTAACTTTAGTGGTATTGTGAACCATACAGATTCTACAGCGGTATGCATAGCTTACAGAGGGTAAGAAGAACTCATAGAATGAAACGTAGGGTTAAGATGATTATGAAACCCACGTTGATGAGCAGAGTAAAAGATTGGTTCATATCAAAGATATGGAGGTGGTAGTGAATAAAACAATAGTCAAATTAAAAAATGGAGATTTTGAAGTTGTTAGTAAGAGTTATGATATCCCTATTAAGTATGTTAATAGTGATAGGTTGCAGTCCGGGATGGAGAGTAGCGGGTTACGAGTTAAATCCGTCAGAGGAAATAGTTAACACGGTTTTTATTGAAATAGTGGCACAGGATTCCACAATGCATTGGTATACTGACAATTTGTTTCATGGAGAAAATTACTGCTTATTGCACAATAGGTGGGAAACAGTAAGGGTTAAATGAGTGCTAAGCCAAAAACAGCTAGAAGCTATAGAGGTGCTATCATTGATGACAACGCTGTTATCTCCCTCAACATTAAATTTCTTATTAATGTTTTGCTTGCAGTTGGTGCATTAGTGTATGGGTACTGGAAGGTTGAAACTAGAATTACTTCTCTTGAAGGGAAAATGCTTGATGCTAATGAACAAATTGGGAGCTTACTTGATAAACACATCGTGGAAGAAAGGATTGAGAGAGAGGAATTAGCAGAAAAAGTAAAGTTTTATGAGAAAGAGTTTAACATAAACCCATTGAGTTGGAATAAAAAAAGGAAAAGAAAATGAGTAAAGTAAATGATTTTCTTCTTCAGTTTGGGTCTGATAAATTTATGCATTTCATGGCAGGCTCTGCTGGATTTGCAATTACAGAATCATGGATTGTATTGTCTATCTTAGCTTTTGGTAAAGAATTATATGATTATATAGATCATAAAGCATGGTCTAATAAAGATGTTATAGCGACTGTATTAGGCGGTCTGTTTTCTTTTGTTTCTATGTATATTTGGAATCTATTGCCATTTAAGGTATTCTAATGGATTTTATGGCAGTATACGGTGAAGCAGGGATGATTGGTGTGGTAGGTGCAATGTTCGTATATCTAGTGGTATCGTTATCTAATAAATCTGCAAAGCAACAAGAAACTCTAGAAGATTTAAAGACAGAAAACAGAGGTCAGTCAGAAACGCTAGAAAATATGGAAGGCATGATTATTAAGTTGATTGAACGCTGGAATAAATCCGATGATAAGTTAGATCGGAAGTTTGATGGAATCACCAAAGAGATTAATGACCTAGACAATCAAATAAGTCGAGTTGAAGGTAGTTTATCTCGCATTAATGGAAAGCACTAATGGATAGCTTAAAGGTTTCTGGTGTATCGTTTATGAATTACGGCATACATCTTGCCGAAATAAACTTGATACTACAATGCATTATAGGTATAATGACTATTGTGTATCTTACATACAAAATAAAAACAGTTAAAAATAGGAGTTAACTATGTTAGCGAAGTTAATAGCAGATGATCTGCTGTCAGATGAGAATGGTGCAGAGGTAATTGCTGAAATAAATAAGTCGGTTGATATACCTATCATTTCGGAAGCCACAGAGCAAAAAATCCTTGAAGCACTTTGGAAAGTGATCAAGTCTGTTTTGCTTAAGAAAATAGGTGTCTAGTGCCTAAACAGCATCTAGTTTTAAATGATTTTTCTGGAGGTCTCAATACCTATCAAGAGTATAGAGACCTTCAGATTAATGAACTCTCCGAGTGTTACAATTTTACATTTCAAAAAGGTAGAACTGTAAGAACTAGAGGTTCTTTTGAAACTCACGGCACTGCCCCTCAGCATGCGGCTACTATTTCTGGTGGATACGGACTTGCATCTTTTGAATCCGACTACTCTTCTACAGAATATGAAGCTGTAGATAGACTCCAGTCTACTAATATAGTTTTTACTGATGACTCTGGAGAGGGCGGAGAAGCTGGATCAGGAACTTTGGTAGGTAGGTTTTTAGAAGCTGGTAATGTGGTAAGTAGTTCTCACACCAACTCAGGTCTGAACGATACGATTGATACAAGCTTAGTTGTTGGTGGGCAAATAGCTATTAGGGGAACAGTAAAGAATAATGGTATTTATACCGTAGGGGGAATAGGAGATAGTATAACCATTGATGGAGTTGCTAATCTAAACGCTATTGAAATAGAATTTGATAGTGGCAGTTTTACAAACGAAACAATAGCCGCTGATTCTACCACTAATGGAGCGGTCAGTATTACTTCTCATGCTCTTGGAGAAAATTCTTTAGTACTGTCAGACGTTGCAAACTCTGAATTGGATGTATACAACCTATCAAGCGATGCATTTACAGCGGGAAGAATATCTACAAAAACATCCGGTGTGATATCTGGTGCGGCCGGAATATCGCCTGAGTATTCTTTTTATATTGTAGACAATGTAGTTAGGGTTAGTGACGGCAAAGATGTTCCGACACTACAAAAAGTAAAGTGGTATGGATACATTAACAGGCACCATTTTAGAGGGGTGCAACATAGCTCTACAGATTTAAGAGGTGATGCTACAGTACATAAAGGTTGGTTTTCAAAAGATAATACACTGGCACCACCTACGAGTGCAAGGACGGCCACAACAAACATATACCCTAGTGCAAACGCTGGATTTAGCATAGATTACGATTCGACAAATGCAAATGAGAATGCTTTCTTTGAAACAAAAACATGGAAGATAGCTCTTAGCTTTGTATATGATGGCAATCAAGAGTCGTTATTATTTATCCCCACTACCAACAACACCTTTACAACGGTGCTTGGCAATGACTTAAGATTAAGGGTGATGGCTAAGATAGGGAGCTCTAGTACTGGATATGATGCAAGGATTAGTGGGGGTAGAATGTATTGCAAAGATAATACTGACGATACTGCAAGCTGGTTGTTGTTAGCCAACATTGATTTAGTAGAGGGTGTTTCTGCTTCACTAACAGGGGACAAAAGCAGTTGGGTTGCCAATAGTGCAACTGAAATCTATGCGGATATAGAATTGATTAATATGAATTTTGACACCTTTGAAAGTATTAATGGTTACTCTCCAGAGATTAGTGCTAATAGCATAGGTCGTTTAGGAGAGGGTTGGAGAACTGGGATTATAGCTAATAGAAGGGCTTTTGTTGCCAATGTAAAAATAAAAAATACATACGATGCAAACATTACAGCGTATGGAGACAGGATTATGTTTAGCCTGCCAAATAGATTTGATACTTTTCCATCTTTTAATTTTATTGATGTAGTTAAGGGTGATGCGGAGGCCTATCTAAAACTTCATTCTTTTGCAGATAGGCTGGTAGCATTGAAACATAATTCTGTTCAGATAATTAATATTTCCTCACCAAGTGAGTCAGGTTGGTTCTTAGAAGAAGATATTAAGAATAATGGGGTCAACCATCCTGCGGCATCTTTTCGCTCGAATAAAGGCATATTATGGGCTAATAAAAAGGGTTTGTTTATATATACAGGTTCGCAAATAGCAAACCTCATAGATAAAAAGATAGATCAGTCTGAGTGGTCTTCTTTTATGACAAACTTCTCAATAGTAGGTTATGATGGCAATGCAGATATGGCAATGGTGATTAGAGACTCAGAGAACTCAGCGGCCAATCAGGGAGATGCCTACATATACGACTTCAAAACAAATGCTTGGTCTTTTCATTCAGACTTGCTAACGGCCAGTGCTGGCAAGTATACGAATTTTGTTACGGACTACAATGGTGATTTAGTTGTTGGTGTTCAGAACTCAACCAATGTAGATATTAAAACATTTAACTATACAAGAAATGCGGTTATTCCAACCGATGAAGCATATTTCACCACTAAAGATTTTGATTTTGGTTTTCCGGGTCTGAAGAAAAAAATATATTCTATAACCGTGACATATAAAACTGATAGGGATCAAACGAACCCAATATCATTTGCACTAGACGGCCACCCTACAAGCTTTACAGAAGTAACTGGTAATTTTTCAGACACCTCTAACTGGAAAAGACTACGGGCAACATTATCCACTCCTCAGTCCTGTCAGTCTATTAGGATAAGGATAAAAAATAATAGTGGCGATACTAGAGACAATGATGATGGAATACAAATTAACGATATTAGCGTAGAATATAGGCTGATTAATAAGGGCAGAGTAGCTTCAGACTAATAGTATGTCTTTACTAGAAAGAAAAGTCAGGAGAGTTCAGAACAGTAAGGGTAACGCTATATCCGAAGGCAGTAATAAAACTGCGATGTCACATCCCCCTGCTAAAAACAACATGTCTGATGGTGAGCAGGTTTTTGCTTTACTAAGCAATAGAACATTAGGTTTATTTAAAAAGTTAAATGGAATGCTATATAAGGTTAATCTATCTCACGATGGCAATCAAATAGTAGACAATAAGCTAACTGCTAAAAGAATAGAATACATCAATGAGTTTACAGATTATAGGTGCTTTGTTCATAATTTTCAAGATGACATAGCAACTTCAGAGGTGTTCCTCCCTTGGTTTGCGATAGACGAGAAAACGGGTATGGATCAAGAACATACAGCATACCTTACTCCATATACAATGACTTGTGAGAAGATTTTATTTAGACCTGAAGTATTGACAGATACCAGTGCTGATTTAACATTTAAAATTAAAAAGCAAGATGATGGAGATGCTACTGTAGATACGGTTGCAACTGCAACGTATACGGCAACATTAGCTAGTCATACATCCATAGTAATAAAGAGAACAGACTTTGACAATACCCCAACAGTGGGAGATAAAGACAAAGTAGCAATTAGCGTAACAGCAGGTGCTGACCCTTCTGGTGTAATAGACTGGTATGTAACATCAGTTTGGAGGACAGAGATTAAAGTATAATGAAGTTTGCCTCTAGAAAAGTGATAAAATATTTATTAAATTCAAAGGAATTATATCATGCTTAACCATTCTAACAAATCCAAAGGTTTTCTCCCTGTTAAATCCGGCCCTAATATGACAGGCTTTGATATGGGCAAGCCCCAAAGCCTTATGGAGATGATGCAAACTGGTGGCCCAACTACTAGAGGTGGTGCGGCTCTTGCACGAGCTATGCAACAGCAGGCAGATATAAAGAAGCTTGAGGAGTTTCAAAGGCAAGAGGCCAAAAGGCAAGGCAAAGGTCGTTTGTTTGGAAAAATTGCCAGTACTGTAGGGGGCTTACTCGGCAGTGCTTTAGGCCCAGTGGGTGCAGGAATTGGTGCTGGCCTTGGTCAAAGATTAGGCGAGGGTCTTGGTGCTGGCAAATCAAGAAGCTACGATGCAAGTGGTACCGTGTTTGGACAGCAGGCTTTTCGGGATGTAGATCAGGCTAGTAGAGATTATACTAGAGGTATGGGGCAACGTGCTTTGGTTGGCGGGCTTGAAGCTGGTATTGGTGCGGCTCTTAGCCCGAAGGGGATTTTTGGTAAGGAATCTCCGGTTAGAGCGGCTATAGCCGATAGCTATGGTGGTGTTAAAGATTTTGCAGGTCGAGTAGGTGATGCATACGATAAGTTTACGGCTTTTAATATTGGGCAATCTGGCCCTGACATTTCTTCTGTTGCTGGAGTAGACACTTCTTCGTTTTTACAAGATTTATTTTCTAGTAACGATAATGCACGGTTGTTTAGGCCCGGAAAGGGAGGTGGCTTTAGGATGTTAGCAAACGCACAAGATGGTGGACTCCTTGGCATGCAGACTGGTGGGTTCACAGCTCAGTCTGTGTTGCAGTCTCAAGGACTTGCACCAACAGATGAGCAGTTAGCTTTATTTCAGCAGTTTGACCCTACTGGATTGCAAAGCACTGCCGAATCTTTAAGAATGGGACAAATATCTGGTGCAAGACAAGCTAGGCAACAGCAAGCCGGAACTGGCTTTGCTGGTGCTGGTGGGGTAGAACAGGCTCAATCAGCAATATCAAGAGCGGCTCAAAGGGCTTTTGGCACTGCGGTTGGTCAAGAGCAGGCAAGATTTACCTCTGATGTTTTGGGAACTGCGGCTGATATTGTAGCTGGTGGAGGAGAGTTTAGAAAGTATTTTGGAGACCAATCTGAAGCTTATGAAGATGCATCGAATCCAGTAGGGCCAGCAGGTGCACCAACATCTCCACCTGCTGGGTCGGGTATGCAGGGAATGCCAGATCAAAACATTGGTGCCCAAGAAAAAGGCCCAGATGGTCAAACGTATGAGTGGAATGGTAGTTCTTGGGTACTTGTACCCGGAGGAGGGGGAGGAATGGGCTCTGAGCTAGGCGGAGACACATTTGGTTCTTCTGGTGTTACTGGCCCATAAAGGAATATAACATGTCTAACGGAATAAGAACAATATATAGCAGAAGGCAACGTATGGCCCCCGGCCAATACGAAACACCTCTTGCAGATTTTCTAGACAGACTACCCGGACTTGTTAATCAGTACCAACAAAATCAATTAGCACAGCAAAGGCAAGACTTAGCAGATAAAAGGTATGAAGATCAGATTAAATATAGAGACAGGCAGGAAAGACGTGCCATAGAGCGACAGAGGATTGAAGATTTAAAATATATAGAAGGCCAAAAGCAACTAGATGCTAACAGAAAAACAGCCGAATACAATAGGCTTGTGAAAGAAAGACGTGACGAATATGAGGGTGTTATAGGAAACCTAGAAGACCCAAGGCAAAAAGCGATAGTTGCCAATAGATATGGCTATGATGAAGATGCTAAGATGTTTAATGAATTAAATGATTCAGAGGATGAAAGGCTTGGCAAGTTAACTTCTTTGACTACCACTCTTAAATCCCTGCCCTCAACGGCTACTTATTACGACTACGACAAAGCTTACAAAGAGAGCGGTATTGATCCTGAAGATATAGAGTTTTACAGAAAAAAAGACTTGTTTGGATACAGCGATTTAGTGAAGCAAAGAGAAAAGTTTGAGAACCAAAGGGCAACTGGATTTAGAAGTATGCCAAGGGATGTTTCTAAACAATTACAAGACCTAGAAAGCCAAAGAAAATCAATAGGGGATTCTATAGTTAAGGCTTACGCTGATATAGGTTATGACATCAGGGGTAGTGAGGTTACACCAGAAATCATTAAAAACCTACAAAAAGAAGGGTTAAATGTAACTGGGGCTGTAAGCAGTCTTATGCGAGATTATTCAAAAGCTCAAAATAAAATAGATCAAATATACAATCAATACAGAATCACTGCTCCTCCAACAGGAACTGATCCTTCAGGAGGGACTGGTGGAGGAGATGTGCCAGAGCTTAAGGGGGATGAGACTATGACAGATTTAAAGTCTATTGCTTCCTACCTCAATGTTATTCCGAGGATGCCTACTATAGAAGAGGGTCAAAGCACTTTTGAATTTGATTCTAGAGGCGATGCTTTAACTAATGCTGATCGTATAGATGCTCAATATACTCTAGCGAGTGAACCGGAGGAAAGTGATGAGTATAAGAAAGCAATGGAATTATTAAGTCAAGAATATGGTGATGCTCTGGGTGTATTAGATCAAGGCAGTGATATAGATATTACTACGTCTAGGCCATTGCCGGGGCTATCTGGGCTAAGGGAAAGGTTAAGTATTGCTGGGCAAGAAATACAAGAAGGGGAAAGAGAAGATTCTGGCTTTAGGTTAAACCCTGATGCTCGTGCATTTAGTTTGCCACCAGAAGGAGAAGACAATCCAGAGTATTACGATAGGGTGGCTAGGCAGTTTGCTATAGAGGCTGGCAAGTTAAACACACTAACTCTTAATCCAGAGCAATATGAAGGAGCGGGCAGAAAAGGTGTTACTCAAAAAACAATAGAGTTAAACAATGCTTTAAAAACACGTGACAATTTAGTCGAACAGGTAAAGGAATTGTATAAGCGAATACCAAAAACAAAAAAGTTTGCAGATCAGATAAAGACTTTCAAAGACATTATTGATAACAACCCTACAGGATTACAGGTTGTGCTAGATAGAAAAGCACGTGGTGGTAAAGGTGCCTTTAAATTTAATAAGAGTAAGTTGAGTAAAGAATATAGGCAGTTGTTGGCTGACGTTAACAAACAATTAGATTTCGACGATGATAAACAGCCAACTCAAAATCTAATGGAAAGACTTCTTAATCTTCAAGGGGCAATTGCCTCACCCAATACAGACCCACAAAGCAATGTACAGCCTATAGATTTGTTTTAATTAACTCATGGCTGAATCCACTAAGCAATATTTATTATTTGATAATTTAGTCAATGATTTGTCTGGTGATTTAGATGATGTCTCTATACAGAAACTTCAAAACACAAGCGATTACTTAGAACAAAAATCAAGCTATAGTAATAATTTATTTGATCCCGCATCATACAATACCGCTTATCTAGAAAAGCAAAGCGAATATCAACAGCCAAAAGAAGACAAAGACCTGTATGGCTTTATACCCGGAGACTGGCTACCCGATTGGGTAAAAGCTGGGTACAATCAAAGTATTACAGGCTTGGCAGAACAGGTAGCCACTGGAGATGCTAGGTTTGACCTGTCTAACTACAACCCCGGCATACTAGAGGATGTTGGTGCTATGGTTGTTTCTTTTTTACAACCAGCAGATATTGGAACTATGATAGCTGGTGGTGGAGTTGGTGGTGTTTTTGCAAAGTCAGCAACAAAATCCGCAATAAAGAAAGCAATACAACAGGGGGTCGGTAAGGGCGTAGGTGTAAGCGATGATCTTGTAAAATCTATCATGGGGGAAAACATAGTTCTTAGTACTGGCAAAACGCTTGCGAAAAAAGGAAAGGGGTTGCCTGCTAGAATTACAACTAATCCACTTGACGAAGCAAAAAGAAGATTGGTTATGAATGGTATTCCAGCAAAAAAAGCAAGTGATATTATTGATAAGGCCGCACCAAGAGTCGTAAATCAAGCCTTTCAAGCTGGTGCTGTGGGCGGTACTCAATTAGGTTTTTACAGTGGGTTGCAATCTAGCCTTGGTCAAGTAGCCGACCCTCAACAAGAATTTGATTTTTTAATGAATGTTAAAAACGCATCTAAGGGTTTTGTTTTAGGTGCCACTACAGGCGGGCTTGGCCCCGTAATTCAATCAGCTACAAAAAATCTTAGCCCTATAACTCAAACAGTTGCTACAAAAGCGGCCCAAACCGTTGACTTTGCAGTGGTTGCTCCCGCCTTAGAGGGAAAGCTTCCAACACCTGATGATTTTGCACTTGCGGCAGGGGTTATAGGTGCTTTAGGTGCACAAAGGTTTGCTACCGGTAACTTGGTTAAGGGCTACAAAAAGATTAGACAGGCGAAGAAGGATGTAAAATTAACATCAGATGAAGGAGCTAAGATATTAGGTCAGATAGAAACAGAAACTAAAATACAACCTAACGAGGTGTTTATAGACCGTAACGGTAAAAGAGTTAAAAGCGTTGTATTTGACAAGAGGACTACTACAAAAAGTGAGAAAAAAACAGAACTCGGCTCAGAAAAAGTTAAGATAGAGGAGGACATTGTAAAGTTTAAGGATGCTGATACAAACAAACAATTAGACCCTATCTCTTTTGCGGAGTTTCAACAGAGGGGTTTTACCAGAGGGGGCAAGGGCAGTCCTGCCGAGCTTACACAGAGAAGAGTCAATGGTATATTTGACATAAGAAAAAACTTAAAAATGAATGACAACACCTTTCAAGACAGGGCTGGTGTTATTACTGGCAAAGATTTAGCGGGGCAAAATCCAAAGCGTATTGTAAAAAATATGACACCTCTTGAGCAACTTAAAATGTTAAATCAAATGAGGCATGAGGCAAGAGTTGTAAAACTTTCAGAGCGTTTGAAAAATAATGGGTGGGAAACTACAATGGTTCCTAATAAAACATTGTCTGACTATCACGGTTTTAAAGTGTTAGACCGTGGAGGTAAAAGGTTAAATACTCAGCTATCTAATGAGGTAAAGTTGAGAGTGGACAATGCGGACTCCAGATACTATGTTTTAATGGGTACATTTGGGCAAAGGTTTACCGATGCTGGTTTGGAATCTGCTGGGATGGCAAGGGCTTTGGAGAAGTTACCAACAAAGGCTAGAGAAAAAGCAAGGCAAGATGCGATTGAGTTAGGTAAGAAATTGGAAAATCCTGCATTTGCAAACGATCCAAAGGTGAGAGAATACAGGGCGATACTTGACGACATGTGGGAAATAGCTCGTAAAGCGGGTGTAGACTTGGGGCCCAAAGAAGAATTTTACTTTCCAAGAATTATTAAGCAAGACATATTAAAAGTTTTATCAAACGACATTGCAAAGCTAAGAGATAAAAATCCTCAGTTATTTACTGAAAATGCAATGTATGATAAACCTGAGTTTCAAAAAGTTATAGGGGATATTGTTGCAAAAGGTACCCTTTCAGAGCAAACTCTTAGAACAATTTATGAGATGGCCGGTATTAAAAGAAATTTAAAAAGAGAACAAATACCAGATTTTAACTTAAAGGTTTCCAAAGTATTTCAGAGACTGAATACAACAGTCAATACTCAATATCACAATATTGCTAAAAACTTAGAGATTGCCAGAAAAGCAAAGGACTTGCCAGATTTTATGCTAGAAAGGGATGCGAGGGTAGCACTGGCACAGTATACACACCAGTGGGCAAGGCGTGTCTCTAGTGTTGAGCAGTTTGGTAACAGAGGTGAGTTTTGGAAAAGGTCTATAAGTGAACTGCGAAATATGGCTCGGAATGAAAACAATCAATACACTGAACAACAGATAAAAGTGTTTAAAAAAGAAGCTGATATACTTGATCAGCTTTACAAAATTCAAAGTAATAATATAGAGCTTGACCCTTCATATAACTGGAAAAGTGCTTCTGCTAGAAGAGTTTGGAGTGATGTTGTTGATTTTGAGATAGGTTCTAAAATAGGATTAGGTTTTGCAACTGTTCCCAACCTAACTCAGATTACTATATCTACAGCAGTTAAAGCTGGTTATTATCCTGTAATAAAAGGCATGTATAAGTTGTCTACATCATCAGAATACAGAAAACTTATAAGACGATCTGGGGTAAGTAATATATCACTATACCAATCTTTGGCTGGCCTTAATCCTTCTGATGGATTTTTTGGCAAGTTTGCAGAAGGTGCAACATGGCTATCTGGATTTAAAAAGATAAATGAAATAAATCAGTTGGTGTCTTCTGCGGCCGCTAAAGAATGGATTGATATGCTACAGCCCATAGCACAGGGAAAAGGCACTGGTATATTTAAGAGAAGACAAAACTGGGCTAGACAGAATTTGAGAGACTTAGGCTTTCAAGATATCAATAAAATTACAGACAGGCAAAAAGCTGAAGCCATGTACAGGTTTGCAAGAGATACACAGTTACAAAGAAACATACTAGAAGAACCGCTTGTGTTTAACGATCCTAGATTTAGGCCCTTGTTTTTATTTAAGAAGTTTGGATATAAACAGTTTAACTGGGTTAGGGGTCAACTGGGAGATGAGTTAAAAAGAGGCAATGTGTTCCCTATGTTAAGAATAGCATCTGCTGGCTTGCTTGGCGGTGAGTTTGTTTCTTACGCTAGAGACTGGTTATCAGAGGCGTATGCTGGAAAAGAGGTATATGATGAGAATGAATATTTTTTAGATTTTGGTGAGTTGAAAGATGTTGCATTTGGAGATAAAAAAATAAATTCTTTATTAAAAATAGATCGCATGACTTGGGGTGACGTTCTAGACAGGTTTGCATCTGTTGGTGCATTTGGAATTGGTATGGATATAGTGGCATCTGAAAACACAATAAGAGCTTTAGAGTTCGCAGGTAAGCCTGCTGTCGTTCAGGACTTTGATAAAATTTGGACAGCGATGACTAAAACTTGGGAAAATATAGGTTCGTACGGAGGAATTGGTGCTCTCCAAAGATTGCCAAAGTATATTGCTCCTGTTCTGGGTACTGTTCCACGAAGACTCGCAGAGAGAATAGAGCCAAAAGGACAGCGTAAATCTTATGTAAAATATAGGAAGGGACTAACTCGGTCAAAAATACTAGACCATATAATTGATGGCGATTCTGTAAAAGCAACAAGGTTGCTAAACAATTGGAATAGAACTTTTCCAGAAAGCCCCTTGCTGTATGATGATATATCTATAGATGAGATAACAAAAAGAATAATACTAAAAGCTAAAAAAAGAGCTAATCCTTAACCCTCTCTAATATTTCTTCTGCCCACTCTGGAAATCCTTGCTTCCTCCAAAACTCAGCAAGTCTTTTGTAGTATGTATTCAAACTAATTCTGTCAAGCTGTACTTCTTTCATAATTAATCTGAGTTCTGTAGCTTCTTCATCTCCTAGAAATTGATCTTCTTTTGGAAACTCGTCTAGTATATCCATTACAACCTCCCGCTAATTTGCAAAACTGTTAATCTGTCTGCTTTCTTTTTTGTGTATGTTGATCTTTGACCCTTTGTCATTTGCAACCAACAGTTTGGTAGCGATGAAACACGAGTATCATAGCTACCTGCAATACCACAAAATTCTTTTTTAACATCGTCATGTTTGAAAATATCTGGGTTATAAGTGGAAACACAACAAAAACCACACACTTTATCAATCTTACTACATTTTTCAAACATCTCTTAAAAAAACACCCTCTATATTCGCCATATTCGCCATAAAAAAACTTTTCTAACATAAGTATCGCTTAAATAAATTACAAGGAATAAGGGGGCCGTAGCCCCCTTATTTAACAAAGAGGCTAGAAAGGACTCTGATCTTTCTTATAGGGCTCTTTAAATGTCCCAGATAGGTACCTATTGCCTTTATCGTCTTGATTGATCCACAAAGAGAAGTCTTTCTTCTCCCCGTTGACCATTCCGTTACCAGTGTAATCTGGTTTTTTATCGCCATCTTCTTTGTACTTGTTTTTCCACAGCTTGAAAGTGCTGTCTTTTGGTTTGTAATCGGCCATGCATGCCTCCTATTTATGAGATGGTTCAGTTTAGGTCTTTATGTGCCAACACGTAGTCTGATCTTAGATTTCTTCCTACTTTATACCTAATACCAAACCATCTCGTTTGTTGTTCATGTCTTTTTTCTAATTCTATTAATCTTCTGTAAGCTGGGCCATTTTGCTGAACTCGATTGCTTTTCAAAAGTTTTTTATAAAATGCGATAACCGCTCTAGTCTTAACGTCATTTGGATTTCGTGCCATCTGCCATCTCCTTCATTATTGATAGTAAGTTTAAGAAGTACTCGTAATCTAATACGATAAAAGGTTTTCCCCTATCCTCTCTTATAACTACGCCCTCTTCGCTTTTTTCTGGCTTGCACCACTTTGCAATTCTTGTTCTTCTTTTACAGCCGTAGTAGTGCCCTTCTATTTCTATGTCTCCCTGTTCGTGCTGTGCACCACCTCTATCACGATTAAATGCTTGTAGCCCTACATCCTTTGCCATCTTTACAGCTTGTCTTTGTAGCTCGGCACCTCTTTGCCTTGCTCTCTTACCTCTTCTTACGTTCTCTGGGTTTTTCATACCGTTAATCAATCTCCTGTATGACAGAGCTCTCAACTACATGCTCTCCCTTTTTTCTATCCAGCATTGCATCGTTCTCCTTCTCAGACATTTGTTTTTCTATACGCTTCATATCTTTCAGTAAGGACTCGTACCTACCTCTGTAGTGTACCATGCTTGGATCATTCAAAGATATTTTTAATGCATTTATATGCAACTGAACTTCTTGCCTTGTGTATTTTATTTTAGCTGTGCATATATATTTATTCATAATATTTCATTTCCTTCTTTAAATGGTAGGTAGGCATTTGTTCTCATAATGATGCCACCATTAATTGTTTTTTGTGTCCTTGTATTCTTAACGTCAAAATCAAACATAAAGTTCCCATATTTATTTGTAATCTTCCAATACATTACTATATCATCTTTGATAAGATATAGAAAACCAAGATATGGAACTCGTAACATTTCTGAAAGTCGTTTGCCATCCAGTATCTTTTCAAATGTTACAAGCCAAGACCCATACTCCATCAGTTGTATAAGGCCCATGTCTCTGCATTTGGATTCAAAAATACCTGACAGCTCATTATTTTTTATAATAACACCATCTATCTTAGCATCCATATCTTTGTTTGTTTCTATTAGCATAGAACTGTTCTTATGCTTCTTGCAAATACTTTTCCTGATCTTATCTAGCATCTTTTTTTCGTACTCTAGAGACTTCTGTCCTTTTGTAGTAAGTATATCCATTAGAATGGCACCTCAGCACTTTTAAATAATTGTATCACCCTGCCAACAGGATAGTACACTTCAGATTCAAAATCGTTCACAAACTTTTTCATAAATACATCTACTAATACTTTAGCACCCTTGATATCATGGAGATAAAGGTAGGGTAGTTGCCCACCCTTACCCTTATCTCTGCGGAGTTGCATCACAGAAAGGAACTTTGCGAAACCCCAGTTCTTTCTGTGTTCGTATAGACAATCGTCTACTTTTTTGTACCTAAAAACACCATCGTCTTTGACCATACATGCCTCGTACTCTGGGTGTTCTTTTCCATCTATTTCATACTCTGGCTTAAACACATCTGCTACATACCTACCGAACCTAACATTCTCAGATGTGCTCATGTCTGTTATGATTGCAGTATACCTGCCTGCGGGGACAGATTTACTGAACTGATTGTCATCAGCGGGATAAAATGCATCTCCAAAATCAACCATATTAGAAGTGTTTCATGGTTCCTATCTTATCTAAACAGGCCTGTAGGTTTTCAAGAGTGATGTTACCATTCTTAAGCTGATATAATACTTTATTCTTATCCTTCTGCCCTAAAGTAGCAACCGCTCTTTC